CGGTAACAACAACAACCGTGGCTATGGTCACGTCGCGTACAGGGATCGGATTTTGGAGGCCATTAAGGATGCACCTTCTGATGGTCTTTCAGATTTGGCCTACGTTGATAAGGACATCGTCACCCAGGGTCAGGACTTCTTCCATATAGCCACTACTAGTAAGCCTGTAGGCAGTTCTGGCGCCTCCAAGTTGGTTAAGACAGCTTTGCACGACACGTACGTCAAGTGCGAGACTACACCAGCTAGGTTGCGCGGGGATGATGTTTGGGCTAACGCCATGTCTTCATACTGTGGTGATACTGTGATCCTAGACAGCAACATCTTGGAGTCATGTGTGGCCGTTGTAGGTGCCCGTTTGATAGCGAGACGTGGACCACAGAGAGAATTTCCATTGCGTACTTTTGAAGAGAGTGTTCTTGGTTGCTGCGACACACCAAATGTCGCCGCTATACCGAGAAACACTAGTGCAGGATGGCCTTTGGCCCAAGAAGGACATCAGGGCAAGCGCACCATTTTTGGTGATGACTGTGTCTTTGATTTGACCTCTCCTGCCGCTGATCTCGTGCGCAATGAGTTTGAACGTGTTTCGCGCCTTGCTAATGAAGGGGTTAGGAGTGCTCACTTTTACTCTGACTTTCTTAAGGACGAGGTCAGACCGTTTGCCAAGGTCAAAGCGGGAAAGACCAGGCTCGTTTCAGGCAGCCCACTGGTGTACTCACTGTGTGTTCGCAGGTTCTTCATGGACTTTGTGGATTTCATGGTTAGTAACCGTGTGGCCCTTCCACCATGCATTGGTATCAACCAATATAAGGAGTGGGTTTGCATAGCCGAGCAGATTGTTTCCGCTGGATGCCAGGATACGGTTGTGGCCGGAGATTTCAAGAACTTTGATGGCAGTTTGTCTTCACAGGTTTTGTGGTCGGTCTACAAGATCATTGAGAAGTGGTATGGATCTGACGCCAACAATACGGGCAGACGTATTTTGTGGCTAGAAGTGGTCAATTCCAGGCATATCAGGGGCAATTTGATGTATGAGTGGCACAAGGGCTTGCCTTCGGGCCACCCAATGACATCCGTCATCAATTCCATTGCCAACATGGTACTTTTCCACTATGCATGGGTTTTGATCACTCGTACTTCACCTGTCAGGTTTTTGACGCACAACCAGCTCTACGTGTATGGGG